CGCCGCCGCCGCCGCCGCCGCCGCCGCCGCCGCCGACGCCGCCGCCGCCGACGCCGCCTACGCCGCCTACGCCGCCGCCTACGCCGCCAACGCCGCCTACGCCGCCTACGCCGCCAACGACGCCGCCTACGCTCGCGATAAATCGCTCGCTTCATTCTGCGAGGAGGTTGTTCAAATCCTAATTGAGATGAAAGCGCCGGGCGCTCAGTGGCTATTTCTTACTGAGACGGAGGCCGCGTAATGACCGACACCCTTATAAGCCCAAGCTTCCCTAATGGCATTGGAGAACTTAGGACGGAACAACAGGTTCGCGTTCATCGCCTATCTATGGCGGATGTAATTAGTCTTGGAGCCGCTCAGGCCGCTAGGGCCAGTAAGCACAAGGGCTGTCCCTTCTGCGGTGCCGATCCTTTGATTCCCACGCAAGTCATGGGCCGCTATGTCATCGAGTGCGAGAACGACGATTGCTTTGCCTCCGTCTCTGTTGCTGGAGATACGCTTGCGGATGCGCTTGCGCGCTGGAATAACCGAGCATGAAACCCCTCAAGCTCCTCGCCATCGTTATAGCAACAGGCCTCATCATTCTCTGCGTGATTGTCGGCTTTGGAAAACTATTTCTCTATTCGATAGGTGCGGGATGACAATCTGGTCTGTTGAAGTAGGAGAGCATGACTGCATCTCCCGTATTCACAATGAGAAGGAATTGCCTCCTGAGAGTTGGGGAATGGGATGGGTGAATGGGGGAATTGTCTTTGTGATTATTGCGATTGTGATTTGGGGGATGAGGTAATGGGAGAGCCGCTCGCAAGTTCGCTTGAAGAAGTGGCTAGGAAGCTTGTCTTCAATTGCCACCCATACTCCGCTTTGTCGCGTGAGGGCGGCCATGTGACGGCGCATTGGATGGCTGTAAGGCGTGAGCATGTAATCGCCTTGATGGATGTTTGTCATCCCCAAGCGACCAACGGGAGCGGCTCCTAATGGGCTGGGAACCAATCACATACTGCCGGGAATGCGGGGACGCCTTCGATGTGTACCGCGCACCCGATGAGCGCACCTGTGAATGCTGCGCTGAATTTCTAGCTGAGAGAGACGCGACACAGCGCGGCTCTTGGATATTTGAGGAGCAAGTCGATGAACGCGCCAGTTAAAAATCCGCCCGTTACCTTCGCAGAGGCCTTCTGCAAGCTACAGGGCGAGATTAAGCCCGCCATCAAGGACAGCGTAAACCCGCACTTCCGCTCCAAATATGCCGACCTTGGAGCCGTATGGGAGGCGGTGAAGCAGCCGCTTACCGATCACGGCTTTTCCGTCATTCAAAGCCCTGACTTCGACGGCGAGAATATGTTTCTCAGAACCACTGTGCTGCATGTCAGCGGGGACAAGATCGAGGGGCGGTATCCTATCAAGCCTCTCAAGCCTGACCCTCAGGGCGTGGCCTCAGCCATCACCTACGCGCGCCGCTACAGCATCAGCGCCATGCTGGGTGTCATCGCGGATGATGACGATGATGGTAATGCGGCGAGTGCCCCCGCACCCAAGCAGGCGCAGCCTGCGGCTCCCCCACAAGACCAAGACGTTACCGATGGCGTAGCTAATTGGGTAGCAACTCAGAAGGCAGCAATCGCCAAGGCTGGGTCACTCCCCACCCTCTATGACTGGCTTGAACACATTGCCGGCGCTGGAGCCACGATTACTGACCCGGCTACAGGAAGCGTCCTGGACCGTCTCAAACGCAAGTCACCAGAAGCTTATGGCGTTGTCGTATCCGCCTGGAACACCCGCCTTCAAGAAATCAATCGCAAGGAGAAGAAATGAGCGACCGTTACGACGTTATCAGCTTCAAGAAGACCAAGAACGACAAGGTGTTTGCCGTCCGGCTTGGCACTGCCACGCCCCGCGATGATGGCGGCTGGTCTTGCTGGCTTGATGCTATCCCGGCACCTGGCCCGTCCGGCTCCTATGAGATCCAGATTGTGAAGCCGCGCGAGCGCAACTCGGACACGCCATTCTAGAATGACAGAGCATCGCGTTATCAAGGCCGACTTTGCAGACTTCCGCCGCGTAAAGGGGCGGAAGGTCTTGCAACTCTTTCTGGAAATTCCGCTGGAAGACTCAGAGAGGGCTTTGAGCATCTTGGGCCACCCGAAGGTTGGGGAGAGTACTTGGTGCGCGTTGGCTGTTTTGAATGAGGGTGCCCCCAAGGCCGAAGGCCAAACGAGCGAAGCGAGTGGCTCCTCCAAGAAATGGTCAGAATACAAACCATCCCAGCAGTGTGCGATCCTGTGCGATGACGAGGATTTTCAGCGATATATCGGAAACCCTCTCGATGCGGCGCAATGGGTTCGCGCCCATCTGGATATTAAGAGCCGCTCTGAACTTGACAAGGAGCCATTCAAGGCCCGTTGGGATGAGTTCCTAGCCCTGTACCGCCTCCATCAACAAAGGCATGGAGGGCTGAAGTGAATATTCAGTACCTCACCCCTACCCCTCGTCGGCCCATGAACAAGAGCCGCCGCACCAAGATATTCCTATCGCGGGGCGGGGTGTGCTGGCGTTGTCGTGTCCAGATACGTGCCCATGCTGAAGACTGGTTCATAGAGCATCCAGAATGTCTTGAGCTTGGTGGCTCGGACAATGATGCCGATCTTTGGCCTGCTCATGTCAAATGCAAGCCTGAGAAGGACGCTGAAGACGCCGCCAAGATAGCAGAGCGCAACTCCTCCATAGACAAGCATTGCGCTGACAGACCCCGCAGATCGCGGCCCATGCCTGGCACGAAGGCAAGTGGCCTCAAGAGGCGCATGGATGGGAGCGTCGTTCGCAGATGATCTTCTTCAAGGCCGAAGGCCGGCTCTCCATTAATTACGCTGCCTCCATTAGCGCGGATATGGGGCATCGGGACAATGCAAATGGAAACCGCCATTTCCCATCATTCCGTACGCGGACAATGAACATGCATCACAATTCTGCTGCCGGCACAGTCAACAAATACGCGCCGAGAGCGGCGTAGAAAGCGAGCCTCCGATGCAGATAATCAAAGGGCGCGATTTGACGGGGCCGCATCGTGGCGTCCAGATCAGGTTGATCGAATTGCATGGCACAATGGGCGGCGCGCAATGGAAGATCGAGCGCGAACCGTTCTGGATGGAAGTTAGCCCGCTTCATGTCGCGCAAGCAAAGGCCAACTATGACGCCTTCTGTTCCAAAACAAACCGCAGATAGATTGGAGCCCATCATGCGATCCAGAATGTGCATCGAAAAACCGGATGATGTTGAGGTCACTCTGACCATCACCATGAAGGCAAGCGAGTGGTGCGAGGTCCGCGACCAGCTCCAAAGCAAGTGGCCGTCCTGGCAGCTATCAAGCGCGATCACCGACATGCTGTCGAAGGTCCGCAAGATTTTTTACCCAACCGAAGAATAGGCGAGCGTCCATTGTCGGAATTTATTGAACAGGAATGCGGGTGCGGAAAGGTCTGGCGAGGCAAGCCGGGTTCGAACCCGGCACATGGTTGCCCCGACTGCTACCCAGAGTCCGAAGCGCTGACCATCGCGGATTACGAAGCGGCATTTGCCGATCACCGCGCCTTGGTGCGCCGCCTTGATGTGGCGATCAACCGCGAAGCTGGCGCGGCCAAGCAAGCGTCACTCTGCGACATCGTGGGGCAGATAGAGGATGACCCGCGCTTTCCACTTCAGCCCCTAAATTAGCGAGCCATTCATGGGCGCGGTCATCATCGTTTGTATTTGTCTTGCCTGCTTCGCCGTTGCGACCGCGATCTGGGTTGAAGACGCCTTTTTCGATAACTGAGAAACGGAGCGTTTGATGGTTGCCGATGCAAGATGCTTTAAGTGCGGCGGGGTAAAAATCCCAAATGGCACAACTACGGGCGAACCACCGTGCATATGCAACACGGTAAAAGAGATTGACCCTCGCAAGGAGGGCGCGGATTACGTCCGCAGCGTTCTGCACAATGTGGTCACCTTCCACCAGGAAAAGAACGGTGACGATATCGCTGGCTTCGCGCTAATCACCTGGGACCGGCGCGGCACTCCGACCACCGGCTATCTCTGCAATCAAGGAATGGTGCATCGGGCACTGATGCCGTCCTACGCCGCCGATGCACTGAACCAGCACGTCATTATGGATATGGCGAACGAGAGAATTGAATCTGTCAATGTTCCGCCCGACGGCGGGAAGTCTTAAGGAGCAGTTTTTCATGGACCCAATCCGCGCAAATTTTGCCCTTGGCCTAGTCCTTGGCGCTGCCATAACTGTCATGGTCGAAGGTCTGATTTACCATTTCATTTTTCTGCACTGAGGAGCCAAAATGCGCGACATATACGGGCACAATTTCCAATGGCAGCATGTCAAGGCCAATGCGCGCTGGGCGATGTTGCAGCGGTTCCGTTTCCGGCTTGGTCTGACTTCGGTTTGGCCGCCCGGTGTCTATCAACCCCAAAATTAGCGAGCGTTAGAAGTTGAATGTCCTCGACCTCTTCTCAGGCATCGGCGGTTTCAGCCTCGGACTCGAAAGAGCCGGAATGCGAACAGTCGCATTCTGTGAGATCGACGCATTCTGCCAAGAAGTCCTCAAAGCCAGGTTCCCCGGCATCCCGATCTACAAAGACATCAAAGCCCTTACTGGCCGTCGTTTGCGAACAGATGGAATTTCCGTTGACCTCATCTGCGGAGGATTCCCATGCCAAGGGGTATCCGAAGCAGGACTTCGTGCGGGACTGCAAGACGCGCGCAGCGGGCTATGGCGCGAGTACGCCCGAATTATTGGCGAGCTTCGACCTGGCTACGTCATCGTGGAAAACGTCTCAGAGCTGCTTCGTGACGGATACGGGATGGGCGAGGTTCTCGGAGACTTGGCCAAAATCGGGTATGATGCGGAATGGCATAGCATACCAGCTATCGCCCTTGGTGCCGACCACATACGAGAACGTATCTGGATCATTGCCTACCCCAACAGCGCAGGGAGTGAGCAGGTTCAGCAGCGCCGGCGGAAGCAACGCCCGAAAAAAGTGGGCCAAAATGCTCCCGCGTATGTTGCCGACCCAGACAGCGAGCGACGGGCGGGGCGGCTGCTTACCGGAGCGATCCGCGAGGATGCGCGAAACATCAGCAAGAGGCTTGGACCTATCCTCAGTGCTGCGCCTGATTTTCCCGGACTCGACGGGGCTGGTTCGCCCGTCCTGGGCAGAGGCGAGGATGGGATACCCAATCGGGTGGACCGAATGCACGCCCTTGGCAACTCCGTCGTCCCGCAAATCCCGCAAATCATCGGTGAAGCCATAATGGCCCACCACAACTCTCAATAAACGAGCCACAATTCAAATGATTGACCTATCGTTTCAACTGCGGTGGTTTGAAGACCTCCAAGAGTGGCGCGTCATCGGATCGGGCGGGACATACTGCACCGCGAAGACCGTTGCGGATATTCCGAAGGCCGTTATCGGCATGGCCGGATGCGAAGCGCGCTCCCTGCAATCTTTCTGCGAACTGCAAGAGGAATAAGGAGCCTCAACATGACGACACAGAGTTACCGGGATTGCTGCCTTGAGGAAGCGGCGCAGGCTGTGGAGAAGCGGGCCGCTGAATTGGGTCGCAAGGAATGTTGTGGGCGTGGGCAACAACCAGCCTATGACGAGCCGCCCGAGTGCTGCGGCGATCCTGACCTGATGATTTCCAACGTCGAGGCTGCGGCAGCAATCCGCGCCCTCAAGTCTCAACCCCAAAATTAACGAGCCACAGATGCAGCTTTACCGGAAGGCTCAAGACAATGGCGCGGAAGCTCCGTGGGATCAGGCAACCGAATGGGTGTTCGAGGTCAATCTCGACTGGTGGCAGTTGCTGTTCGGCGGCGGATTTTATGACGGCGTTCTGCACATATCGTTTGGGCCACTGACCATCATCTATTTCCGCGACGCATGGCGCTCGCAGAAGCTTTTTTGAGGAGCCTTCACATGGAAGACCCGAAAGCAGTAGCAGCGGAGCAGGCGGAAGACGAAGGGCTGTGGTTCATCCCCGTCTACGCCAGCGAGGCATACCTACAAGCCGCCCTGCGACGCCTCACGGCTGCGGTTGAGGGCAAGACTTCGGAACAATGCGCCCGCACGGTGCTGGATTAGGGAGGGGCAAATGTGGAGCATCACTTATCGCGGACGCCCCTGGCAGCTACGCATTTTCAAGCCGCTGCGCGGGCGTGATTACTGGTCCTACTGGTTTGGGCCTTTCAAGATTGTCGTTTGGGATAACTAGGGAGCCCTCGATGATGCGAACTTTGGACAAGTGGAGCTGGGTGGCTTTGGCGCTCATGTCTGGTGCTGCATTTGTTGCCGTGGTCGCGTTTGGATGGACGCCTTCACCCAAACAAGTCAATGGCAGTGTGTTCGCGTCCCTATGCTGGGTGGCTCGCGCCCGCTGGCTACTTCTCAAAATCAACGCTGAATAATTGGAGCGTTTGCCCATGACCGATGCGGACAAAATCAAAGAGTTGCGCGCCGCGTTGGAATGGATCGCGGACATTGCAGACAAAGAATATGAGCGTGACCATAAATTGAGGGCTGATGGCGCGCGGACCATGAAGCGGTTAAGTGACAAGGCGCGCACCGCTCTTTCATTGAACCCAGAATAGAAAGCGAGGGCCAATAATATGAAGATGGACCGCGACATAAATGCCGATGGCCGGGGCAAATACGCGCTGGTGCTGATGCGGAATTATAACGCGCCCCGGCATCCATCAAGGCAGCGGGAAGTCGAACTCGCTCTTGAGACTTTGGAGAGCAACGACATGATCGACTATGGCGAAGCGGGGAGTCCGTCAGAGTTTTTCCTGATCCGGCTCAAAGACCGTTTTGCCGGTGACGCGCTGCGGGCCTATGCCGACGCCTCCAAGCGATACGCCGACACCTTCGCCTCAACCGATGAGGGAAAGTATCGCAGCTTTTACGCTTGGGCCTGCGCCGTCCTGAAAATGGCTGGCCGTGCTGGCGAGCTTTCCGACCACTGCAAAGACCCGGATTGAAGGAGCGTTTGACCATGGCCGAGACAAAGGCGCTTTTCATCCCGCTGCGAACCGAGTGGTTCCGCAAGTTCGAGGATGGCAGCAAGGACACCGAATACAGGGTGTACGGCCCGCGCTGGAATGAGCGAACCTGTTTCATCGGGCGCCCCGCTGTCCTGGCGCATGGCTACGGCCACCCGCGCCTTAACCGGACTGTCAGCAGCTTCAAGGTGCTGCGGCGGTGGAAGGCACCGAAGGCCGCAAGAGAGATTTTCCCCCATGCGCTGCTTATCGCAGCCATTGGGCTTCGGTAGGGGAGGGCCAAGAATGACTGTTGACCGCAAATATAATTGGGAAGGCGAGGAACGCCCGTTCTTCTCGCCGTGGCGCTGGCCGCGTTGGGCTCGTATCGCGTTCGCGGTCACACTTCCAATAAGCGGCCCGCTCTGGCTTGTCTGTTTCATGGTCGGCGGTATCGCCACGATGTTTGGAATGGCGGCGGTCTTCTGTATTGCTGGCCCAATCTGCTTTGCCATTGATCTCTTTGAAAAAGATCGAAACTGAGGAGCGTTTCATGGCCGAATTTAATTCTGTCGAACACCTGAGGGTTATCGCCCAGATTTGGCGCGACCATTGGGGCCAAGATAATGTCAACGCTGGCTATATCGACAGGGCGGCAGCAGAGATTGAAAAGCTGCGAGCCGCCCTTGCGAGCCTCCGGCGCACTTCTCACGATGAGTGCGAGGACGGTTTCTATTCCTGCCCGAAGCACCCCGACTATTTCGGGAATGCCGACCGGGATTTTTGTGAATGCGGAATGGACAGGATCAACGAGGCCATTGATGCCGCTTTGGGCGGCAATTCTTAAGGAGCCGATTTTCATGAACCCGAACTGGCTCTTTCTGATTGTGCCTGCATCCGTCTTGGTCGGCGTGTTCGGCGCTTACTACTTCAACACCTATCGCGGCACAGGAGCTTGGGACTAATGGACTTCACCGGATGGGTACCACCTGAAATCAAGATCGGCCTGGGGATTATCGCCGCCCTGGTTGCCGTCATCGTCTATTTGCTCGTGCGATAACGGAGCCAATGATGCAATCGAAGCTGCGAAATTTACCCGCAGAGGTTACGGCCCAGGACGAAGGCGCTGCCGCCTTTCGTGAGGGCAAGTCGGCAAGCGCAAATCCTTACCCACGCGGGCTGGTCGCTGGCATCGCATGGCGGCGCGGCTGGGAGAGGGAATTTTATCTGAGAAACGCGAGCGGGAAATAGGAGCGATAAAATGTTGACCTGGCTACATGCGATCACCGCCGCGAACATAACAATCGTCGGCATCAATCTTTTCGGCATGATGTTTGCGCCGGACCTCCCTGGGCGGTTTGGTGGCGGCTGGGGATTTGCCGGCTTCATGCTTGGCGTTTGGGTCTGCGCCGTCATCGGCTGGCAAATGGCCATGGCCTAAAGGAGCCAATCTTGATCGCCGCACTCTTTGTCCAGAAGGATGGTTGCTACGCCGGGTTGCCGGGCGTGGACGCCTGGGACATTGATCGAGATGCGCGCAAGTACGACGGCCCGTGGCCTGTGGTGGCGCATCCGCCCTGCCAGCTATGGACACGCTTCGCCAAGGTGAACTTCAAGCGTTGGGGTGGCGAGCATAACCGGCCAGGGAACGACGGCGGCTGCTTTGCGGCAGCTCTAGCCATTGTCCGCAAATGGGGCGGCGTTCTCGAGCATCCGGCCTTCACCGATGCTTGGAAGGAATATGGCTTACTCCGCCCCGAGCTTGGCCGGTGGAAATTCCATGACGGGTACTGGGTGACCGAAGTTTGGCAGTCGGCCTACACCCACCAGGCGCGCAAACGGACATGGCTTCTCTACTGCGGCCCCTACGCCCCGCCGCCGCTTCGCTGGAACAAGGCCGAGGCCACCCATCAAATCGGCTTCCACGATCAGCGCGGCAAGGCCGCCAACAAGCCGACGATCAGCGGCAAGAAAGCCAGCGCCACCCCGACCGAGTTTCGTGACCTTTTAATCTCGATCGCAGCATCCGCCAGCGTGCGGGTGGCTGCATAAATGGAGCGTCTGCATATGCTGACCAAATGCCCAAACTGCCCGAAGGAATTGGGTTGCTGGCCGGAATGCGAAAGGCCCGCGCCGACCATCACGACCAACGGGACGGTCCCACCGCAAGAATACTATTGCCCGCACTGCGGCAACATGGTGCCGAGCGGGAACTACCATCTTCACAATCAACCCCAAATTTAGCGAGCCTTCTATGCGGATTGTTTTGGCCCTAGCGATTGCGGCCCAAGTTTTTATTTGGGCAGGCGCGATTTTCTATGCGGGGCTCTGTGCAGCAAATCCGCACGACATGGTTTGCACCCATGATCTTCGCAACCTGAGATAAGGGCCCCTGACAGCATGAGCCGAAGGCCTGCCAGATTTACGGTTTCCGATATTCGACGCGCTGCGAAGGCTGCGGGCGACAACAGGGCTGTGAGTATCTTGGTGGACGGCACGATTCTGCTAGTTCCTGCCCACATGATTTCGCCAGCCCATGGCTTGCGGCCGGCCGACCAAACCCCGGACCATAACCCCTGGGACGAACCATGAGCGGCGATTCGATGCAATGTGATCTGCCCTATGTGAAGGCGTACCGGGATCGGTACGGGAAATGGCGCTACTACTTCCGCAAACGCGGAATGCCACAGGTTGCACTCCCGGAGCCTAATGGCGCCGATTTCCTGGCCGCTTATCAGGCTGCGAAGGACGGCCCCAAGGCTGGTCCATCTGGCCCTACGGCGCCTGCGGGATCATTTGGGGCGCTATGCCTTGAATATTTGGCATCAGCCGAGTTCGCCAACCTTGCGCCGGTCACCCGGTCAGAACTGCGGCGGGTAGTAGAGCGCTTAGCCTCCAAACACGCCGCCAAGCCCGTCTTGCGGCTCGAGCGGCAACACATCCTGCGCTGGCGGGACGCCATGCTGGAACGCCCGGGTGCCGCTAACACGATGATACGGAGCATGGGGGTTTTGATGGCCTTTGCCGTGGACCGTGGCTATCGTAAGGACAACCCAGCGCAAAAGATTAAGATGCTGCGGTCAGTGCCCTGGCGGTCATGGACGGATGAGGAATTGGACGCATTTGAAGCGCGATGGCCGCTTGGGACCATGCAGCGAACGGGCTACGCCATAGCCCTTTATACCGCCCAGCGGCGTTGCGACATCGTAAGCCTGGACTGGTCTAAGGTGCGCGGGGACAGGATCTGCATCAAAAGCAGCAAGACCCGCGTGGAGAAAGAAGTGCCTATGCACCCGGACTTGGCCGCCGCTCTGGCGGCGGTGAAGCCACGCCTAGCCGCAGCTATCGTAACAGGCCCGGCAGGCACGAAACTGAGCCCGGTCTATTTCGGGCATGTCATGGCCGCCGCCATCGAGAAAGCCGGTCTGCCAGCCGCCTGCGTCCTTCATGGGCTGCGGAAAACCACAGCCAGGACGCTTGTAGAATCCGGCTGCACCAATCGTCAGGGCCGCGCGATCACCTTGCACGCCACCGATTCGATGTTTGAGCAATACAGCGTCGATGCAGAACAAAAGGTTCTATCAGCCGAGGCCATGAAGCATTGGCGGGCAGCGCCACGCAGAAAGAGAACAAATGCGGAAAGTGTCTAACTGCACTTCAAAAATGTCTAACTCTTACAAAAAACCCTGGTGCGCCCTAGGGGAGTCGAACCCCTCTTGCAGGAATGAAAATGCCGATGCCATCAAGCTAAATCAATTGCTTGTTTTGTCTAACTGGCAAAAAGCGCCGTCAGCCATATCAAAGGGTTATCGGTGGGGATGTCTAACCTTAACCACCCTCCATCATACCCCTTCCCTGACAATGCGTCAGGTCCATATGCAGACGGTTTTTGTTGCAGTGAGCTGAAACGCAAAAACCCGCCGCCAGAAATGGCGGCGGGCTCTCGTTATCGAAATAGGCGCTTGAGGACGGCGACGATGGCCGCCCAGATACGGCTTAGGAAAGATCGATCCGGCCGTGGGTCGGGAAAGGGACGGGTACGGTCCCGCCGACGCTAACGACAACATCCGGGCCACCAGCGGTATGGCCTGTAGCAGTAATTCCAAAAGCTCCTGTGCCAGCATAGACGCCAGTTGCGGTGTTGCCCTGGTGCGCGGGATCGAGTTGAGCCCCGCCGGTCACAGACCAATCGACACTATCGACTGGCCGCTCCACCTCCGCGTCATCCAAGAAATGAACAGTGGCGGTGAAGGGACCATTCAGAACGGGTGTAGACATGGTGATATTTCCTTGCGTTGGGGGTTTGGGGGTTGGGGGCGGAAGCGGCGGGACGGTTTCTGGCGCTTGGCTAGCATCCAGAACAACAGAGACGCGCGGATTCATGACCCCGCCGGCGCGCACCATCGTGTCGATATTCGCGAAACAGGTGTCGATTTCTGGATATTGCGCGCGAAGACCTGGCAGCAGGCCCTTGGCTTCCAGATACAGGGCCATGACAATGGCAGCGCGCGTGGTCAGGATATATTCCGGTCCCATCAGCGCCTTCCCGCCTTTCAACGGATTGGTCACCAGTGCGTCATGTTGCGCCTGGGTAAGTGGAATCTCCGGATCGCCCACCATGGCATCGAAAGCGTTCTTCCATGTCCAGCCCGGCTGGGTGGAGACGCGATATGTGGTCCCAAGGCCCGGCGGATAGCCGCTTGTGCTGTTGGTGCGCGCGACTACGTTACCAAAGCACCACAGATACAGCGGCGTCCATTCGCTGTGTCCAGTCAGCACGCCAAAGGCCAATGCTGTCAGTAGGTAATCCACAGTCCAGGGAGAGAAGCGGCCGAACTCGCCAATGAGGCGGAATGTCTGTTGCGCCGGGTCGAGCCGCAGTTTGTCGTAATAGGCGAGAGATTGATCCAGCAGCTTCTTGAAATAGCTGGACGGATGCAGGGACGGCGGCAGCGCGCCAAGCTTTTCCGCTTCCAGCGTCGCAATGTGCGCCATGAACAGGTTGCGAAGCGTCCATGCGATGCCGCGGACTTCGCCTGAGACAACCGCCCCGGCCGGCGTGCTTTTTGACGCATCGGCCAAGACGCCGAAGTTGGCGTTGTATTGGAGGTTTTTGAGAAAGCCATAATCGCCTGTCGCCATATGGGCAATATACGACCACTCCGGGAAATGGGCCTGTTGTGGCTCTAACCCTCCTCCGAACTTCGTATATTGCGGCGCGTTTGGATCTGGCTCGCCCTTGGGAAGCCACGGCGAACCTTGCATATTGGGGAAGTCGTAGGCGTTTGTCTGGGGGTATTTCAGAAGGTCGATTGGCCGTCCCGTTGTCTCATCGCGGAAGTGAAGCGGGAAGCTGTCATTCGCTTGCGCCCATGCCAACATGGGTCCCGGAGAGCCGCCCAACATAAATTGTGCTGAGGCGTCGGTAATAAGCCCAATGTCGGGTCTCTCACCGGTTTGCGGCATATATTTTGTGACACCTGAGCTATCCATTGGGCCGGCGAAGGTATCATTCGGAACAGCATTGAGCTTGCAGCCCGTGTCCCCAAACGGAAACATCTGGTTGGCGGCGATGATCTGAGCGGGCGTTCTCTTGACGACGATGGTATTGGGCCGGTATGTCCATTGCGAGTTCCACCAGTGCATCTGGACGGTAACACCACTATCCGTATATGGCCCGATGTGCTTGGGCTTCGCACCGTCAAACAGCGTCCCGTTATGATAGGTGGCCGTGCCGTCATCGTTCACTGTCTTGATGATGCCTGCCGGAATTGTCATATTGTCCTTTGATGTAAAGACCCAGGGGAAACGCCGAAGCGCCTCAACCCTGGGCCACTCGCAATCCACCGGGAGGGGGCCGGGGCGCGAGTTCTGTCAGAATGTCTGAGGGTCAAATCCATGCGCGGCGCATATCAAAGCGGCCATTGCCTTGAACGAAGCGCCGTGAGTGTCGCGCTTCTTCAGCATATGCTGGCGCAAGTGGACGATTTCATGCGCTACGGAGCCTAGCAATGTCACCGTATGCCCGACGCCGTTCTCGCTTACTCGGATCATCGGCTTGCCATTGTCCACGCTGAAATCAGCATGAACCTTGGGGTCGCGAATAACCCGGAATTTTATCTTGCTGGCAGGGGGCAGCCCCCATTGGTCAAATGGCTCAGTTGCCTTCAGGAATGTGTAGGTGCTGGCTAGGACTTTCTCAGAAAGCCGCAGCGTCACGGCTTGCGAACTAGCGCGGAATTATGCCCGCCAATATAGGCGTTTACCACTCCAGCACATTCAGCCGCCAATCTAGAAGCCGCAAGCGGGCTAATCTCAAAGCGATGGAACTGCTTTGTCTCATCGTCCTGGACGCAGAGATAGATAGGCGTGTCTCTATTCGCTTGGAGAAGGTATGCCAGCGTTGCTGCACTCATGGGTATCTCCGCTGCATCACGCGGCTGATCTTGCGGCTTACCTCGTCGAGATCATCGTCAACATCTTGCGTGGTTCTATCCGAACGCCAGATGAAAACACCCCACGGCTTCCCGGTCCTTGGGTCGAAGTCAATCTTGGCGTTGAACTCCGGAGCGCCCTCCCGCTTTGCCCGATATGTAATGATCTCGGCCGGCCATCTATCTGTCTTCATTTGCCCCTCGGCTATAAATTGTTCCACTCGTTTGTCGGGTACTTCAGTCTTAGAAATTGTTGGAGCGTTTTCCCCGTCGCCTTGCGGCACAGGAAATCAAGGCTTACCGGCATTACTAGAAAATCCCCGTCATGGACTTCCTGTAAAACCACGATGCCTCGGAAATGCTTGTTGCACTGAGGACCGCGATAATCTTCATCATGAACGTAGGCACTGCCGCATGTCAGGGAGTGGCGGGTCTTTCCATCGGGATAAACCCTGTTGCCGTATAGAAAGCCGACCTGATGGCCCTGAACGTGGGTCGCGCCAATTTTGTTCAGCCTATTATCGGTTGATCCACCAATCGGATTATTGGAGTTCTGCATCTTAAAATAGTGGGAGTACAGAATCCCGTCTATCTCAACGACCTTCAAGAACTCATGCCGCTCCCATCCCGGGGTCAGGCAATCATCGGAGGAAAGCACGCCGGTATATTTGGGGTCGTTATTGATGACCCTATCGGCCCTGATTTCGTGGTTGCCCTTCAGGAAGACTTTGCGAAGGTTCCAGCGGGCTTTGTGGCTGGCGTATATGCGGGCATGTTCTTTATCTATCGGGGCTGAGAGGCGCTTAAAAGCCTCATTACCTACCCAAATATCGTCTTTATAGCGTGTGCCCTCTAGTGGCTGCGAGCCCTTCTCTGAATGGGAATTGAGCGAGGCCAAATCCCAGAAGTCACCTAGGCAAACAACAACGTCGGGCTTTTTCTCGGCAATGTACTCCCCGATCCAGTCAATATGATCGGTCGGAACGCCGGGCCTTATCTGACAGTCTGGAATGACTATGTGACGGCGCGGCCCCTCGCGTTTTGTCAAGCGCGCTTAAACCAAGCTATGATGCGTTTGCCAGTATCTGTCTCGATGATCCGAATGCCCGTCCAGACAATCGTAAATAGCGCCGCTATGGATGGGAGAAGGCCGACAAGAGATGCACCGGCCACGACCGCAGCCGCTATATCAGCAATGTGTTTCACACTTTCTACCTGTTCGTGATTCATTTGGAGAGGCTTTTGCGGAGATCCAGGTACCATGCTTGATTATCCTTCACGCATCTATCCTTGGATAACGCGCTTGCCCGCTGTTCGGCCAAGGAATTAGCTGCCTGTTCTTTGGTGAGGGCCGTTCCTCGTTCGCCGGGGATGGCGGGAACTGCCAGGTTGGCGCAGACAGTAAGACCCAATGGGACGGCTGGAAGTTGGGGTTTCTGTACGTCAATGGATTTCACGCAAGCGGTCAGCAATATCAGCGGGAATGCAAGTAGCATCATGGTCTGGCATCGCCGCAGTTTGGTCATGGATGACACGAACGATTGTCCTGTTTTGAGTGTTGCGGGTTTCGGATATGGCAGACCGCGCAACTGCGCGGGTATCAGCATCAGCAAAGACCTTGACTTCTCTGGTGCGTTCCTGGGCTGCGGCTTCCGCATGGCGCGTCTCGCAAGCTCGCTTCCCGGAATTAAACTCATGCTGCCCAAACCACCACAGGCCCAAACAAGCCGCGACAGCGGCGGCTATTCTCATCCCTAATGGAGTAGACAAGAACTGAAAGACCGCGCCTAAAGCGCTCCTGGCCCATCCTATGAACGGCAGAAGGAATAGCGGCATCAGGCAGCAGGCTTAGACTGATCGACGAGACGGCCAAGAACAATGCTGACCAGCATCACCAGCCCAACCGAATGGGTTACTTTATCGCCAAGCCATGTATCAAGATTGGGAATGGCAATAATCGCGGCCTGAAGTGCAGCGGCTACAATGGCAATCTGGACGGATACCCACTTCCAGGCGGATTTCCAGTTATCAACCAACTTCATTACTTGCAACTCCATAAATTTGCTTCGGCCGTGCGTCTGCGCCTCAAGCCTTCAGATTGCTTCCCAGCTACGAAGATCCAAGACCGCAGATATGCCGGTACAAGGTCGTACCCGCCCTCATTTAGTTTCTTGAGCAGCGTCGAGCCTGCCAATTTCCCCTGCCCCATGTTGAAGGTGAAAGAGACAAGGGCCGCGAATTGATTGTCCGTCAGCTTGACCTTGACCAATCTGGAAACAGCGCCTTCCGCTTCCTGTAGATCAGCCTCTAGCCAAGCCTCGGCTATTTCAGGTGTGCAGTGGGTATGCTCTGTTACTCCCCGCGTATGGCCATATCCGACCGTCCAGATACCCGCTCCATCCTGATATGGCTCAAGCCGAAGGCCCTCAAATTCCTTGATAAGAGCCAGGCCCGCAGAGTTAATTAAGCGGGTCATCAGGCAGTCACATACCAAGCCTGGAAATAGAAGGTACCGGCGCTATACCCACTGTTGGGCCGCGATGTTCCGTTAGACTGATAAATCTTGAATGTCGTGGTGTTTTTGACGAACTGGCCATTATCCGTCGATAGTCCGAGAACTGGGAAGCCGCCACCCACACCGTTTGTATTCTTGACCGTAGCGGGGAGGCCACCAATACAAATTTGCGTAGCGTCAACTGTGCTGGGGAATATTATATTACCCCAAACGTGAGTAAGGGGGCCTATCGTAGAATACCCCGCGCCGGTTATAGTCAGGCTGAGTCCGGCGCCGCTCGCATCGGTAGGCGTCCAAGATTTGGATACACCGCCAATGCTATCAATGGGAACGGGCTGCCCGGTTACCTGCTGCGTGCCTGCATAGATCGCCAGTGTCTCATTCGAGAGGGAGCCGGAATCCCAGACGACGGTAACAGTGGTATCGGTGCTGAAGACGGAATTGGAAATTGTGCCATAGATCGTTCCCGTGCCAGAACCAACAGCTTTGACACGACGCCCAACCGTCCAATAGGCAGTGACATTAACGCCCGTTACCTTAAATGAGGTGCCGGAGACATATACCGGAATAACGGTCGTCTTTGAGCCAGTGCCATATTGGAACCAGCTCGCATCGTTCCATTGTGTCCGCATGTCCGCCATGTTTTGGCGCGCGGAATTATTAACTGCGGCGGGGGACATGCCCTCATCCCAGTTTATGCCCGTGTTGGCATTGACGTTTTCTGAGGCGGTCGTGGAATAGCTTGGGACGCCAGTCATGGGCTTGGATCAACCTTGAAGATGTGGTTTGATGCCCGGCATGTCATTCGACACAGCCAGGATTCTTGCGATAACTGTTGGTGGGCCGCTGATTATTTGGGCCGCAAGGGCCCTTCAGCCGAAGATAGATAAGTGGCGAGCTAGTTCTGATTTGCCAAAAGCAAGCCGGGGGCCGTGGAGCCCAAAAGAGTAGCTAGGCTCAACTTCGGCATCTTGGATAGGTCGAGACCGGCAGCATTCAATGCTCTGCCAGTTCCGCCAATAGCGCGCCCCGCAGCATGGGCGCCCTCGCCAACAAGGCGCGGAGACATAATGGGGGCCGCCATAAGAGCTGGGGCTGAAAGCATAAGGGCTGCGGCGTCTGCCATCTTATTCAGCCCGCGCGGGAGCGGAGAACTAAGGGCCTGACCAGATAGCTTCGACATAAGATTTGTCGCGCCCGCATCTTCAAGTGTCTGCCCGCCGACCACACGATTGCCCCAGCTCGTATTGGCATTATCGCGCATGATGGATTGCAGCTTCTTGAGTGCGGTATTAGGGTTGCCCTTATTGCCTAACGAGAACTCTTTCGTGAGACTCGATAGCTGATCGGAGGCCTCGGAATAATCCTTCATTACCTTGTCATAGGCCGGAGCTTGGTCGGCAATTGTCTTGCGAATGCTGGAATAGACATCATTGGCGGCCTTCCATTGCGGAGTGCCGTACTGCTGGGCGTCTCGAATGTCCCCAATCTTTTGCTTCAGAGCATCGAAGCCTTCCGGGGTATGAAAATCGGCGGCTGGCTCTTTCTTCCAATCGGTGATGGCGTCGTTCAATTCCTTGCGGACATCGGTAGTCTTGCCAGCCAGATCCTTGCCTTTGAAGCTATTAACGGCATTGGCATCTTCCAGGGCCTTATCGACCGGCGCGAAGTCCAGAACGGTCGCGTCCTTGGAAATATCGGTCATGCCGGAGCGATATGCTTGGGAACGCTGTAGCTTCATCTTCTGAAGCGCGCCCTTCACATCATCCACAACGCCCATCCAACTGGAGGGATCGCGGAGGTTCTGCCGGAATGCATCCCCGGATGCACCACCTTCGATCCCAGAAGTGAAAGCGTTCTTGACAGCCTTAGCACCGCCGCCAGTGGTTTCGCCAAGCAGGAGTGGCAGAGCCTTGCCACCAATGCCGCGCAAACCAGCCCCCGCAACGGGTATCATGCCACCCAATGTAGCACCCAAGCCGAGCTGGCCGCCTAAAGGCGCATCGCTTGAATTGGATGTAAGGGCGGCGCCTGCAGTACCCTGTGCAACGCCATTAGCAATACCGCCAGCGAGCTTTGCCAGGCGTGGAGAGTTCGCGGCCGCCGCCTCCAATGCCGGGATTTTTGACGCCAAGCCTCTCGCCAGATTCATGCCGCCAAGCGGGAGCGTGGCCGCAACCTGGCCAGCAATCTCCCCGCCCTTAAAGGCGCCGCTATTGGGGTCTGCGGTTCCAACCGGCGCAGCCATCTCCCGTGCATCCATGAACTCCTTATGAAGACCAGGATAGGCCCCATGGGATAGGCCAAGCGCATCCGTGCCGCGTGCCGCAAGCTCCATGAGTGACTGCGGGATGCTGTACATGGCATTGTTTACGCCAGCGGCAGCATTGTTCAGCTTATCGCCAAAGGACATGGGCGGCTTGGCTGGAGCGCCCGCAACGGCTGCGTGCTGCTGCTGGACATACTGCAATACCTGATCCTGTGTCGCGCCTTCCGGTGCCGTCACTTCATAGGTTTTGCCGTCCGGGGATGTGATGTCATAAGTGGGCATTATTGGCCCTTCAGCTTGATAGACCACCCGCCGCTAGTAGCGGGCACGCCAGCGCCTGGCGCATCAGGAACCGCCGCATAGCCGCCCTGGTGGCCGCTAATGGCATTTCTGAACTCGCCGCGTACTGAGCCGGGAGATTTGCGAGCCGCCGCGATTTCCTGCTGCATCTGCCCTACCGCGGCTTCAAATTGCCCATTCGACCAAGCCTTATCGAGAATCTCGCGGGCGTGATCCTTGTCGCTCACGGTCGGGTTGCCGGTAGGGGAAATAGCGCGGGCATAGGTGTTCACCAAACCGTTCACCGCGACGCCAAGTTTAACGACATTCTCATCGCCCGTACCCTGTTGGATCGCAAGTTGAAGCTTATTAAGTGTCGGGTATTGGGTTCGAGAAACAGCCTTGGATGCGGCCAGTGCGATGGGCATAAGGTTCTGGGCTTCGGAAGCTGCCATTTCGATATTAGCTGTGCGGTTACCCAAGGTGCGCTCGCCAGCGGTCAAGCCAGCAAATTCAGCATTGAGAGAAGCAAGGTCAGCGCCGCCCAAACCTCTCGCCTTAGCGCGTGTCATGACTTCCTTGCGAAGCGCCGCGATATTTTCAGATCCTTGCGCGCCACGGCCTAAGTTCTGGAAAGGGCTCTTGTCGCCGGCCAAGACCTGATCCGCCATCATCCCGATAGAATCCGGGTCTATAACCCCAGCCTGCACGGCGGCAAGGCGCTGCTTGGCGAGGTCAATGTTAGCCCATTGCGGGGCCTGCTGAGAGGCAATCTTGCCCTTCTCGTATCCCTGAAACGCCTTGTTGGGCGTCCCGTCAGCATTGAATGGCTTGTTGGGGTCGTTCTGCTTGGGGATGATTGTGCCAACGGGCGTTTTATATGGATCAACTGCCTGCCCGTTCTGAAACTCAACCTTGTCGCGCGCCGAGATGCCGTCCAGATATTTCACGTTGCCCTGGTCGTCGGTCACAAAGGCGCGGCCCTGCTGATCGTATTGCGGGGTTTGACTATACTTGTGCTGCTGGGTTCCGAGCTGAAGCAGAAGTGGCAACCCAACGTGGGGCGGCGCATTCCGCAACGCTTGGAGAATTTGCGGGCTGACTCCGCTGAGCGGCCCCGGCGTGCCGGGCGTCGCCGGAAGGGCTGGCACCGACCCATTGAGCATGGTGGTTCCGCCTCCAGGCAAAGAAAGCGGCGTTGATGCCGTTGGAGTTTCCGGGGTAGCCGCCGTACCGGGCGTCCCAGACAGCGAGTTAATCAGGTTGTTGTATTGGTTCCGTTCGCCGTACTTGGTAATCGCACCGTTCACAGCCTGGAAGAGTGGCGACCAATCGTAGACAGTAGCCATTATTTACCACCCCAACAGGTTAGCAAAGATTGAGCCCGGACCCTTGCTGCTATCTTGCGCCAGCAAGTTCACTCCCGTTCCTAGAAGTTGCGGGATGGGTGATTGCGTCGGGGCCGTAGATGTTCCGGTGGTAGTTCCACCCTGGCTGCCCCCACCCAACACGCCAGCGGCGTAGTTCTTGAGCAGGTTCCAGGGCTGTTCCTGTCCATAATTCCAGCGCGATAGCGCATCCTGAATATATTGATTGGCCTTCTGGTCGTATGCATTGCCGGCCGTCAGGAGATTTTGAGCCGGGGCATAACGGGCAGCATCCAGAGAGGGGGCCAGCGTCGCGCCAGCTATCTTCTGGTTATTCTGCTGGAGATTGCGATTGGCAGCATTCTCGTAGCCGGTGCCATAAATACCAGCCGCGACATCGCCAAGCTTTGAGGTGAGCGAATCCTGGTTGGCTGTGGAACCTGTACGCCCCGCCTGGCTGAATTGAGCGTTGACCGAGTTAATGACGGGCTTGGATGCCGCATTATACATCTGATCCAGATATGGATTGATCGGTGTATTCTGGGCCTGAAGCAGATTGGTCAGTGCGCCGCTAGCGGCATTGACATTAGGCGAGCCCTGGTTCGCCAAGTTCTGCGTCATATTCAGCCCTTGGAGGGTCTGATCCGAGAACGGGGCAACCGTCGAGAACGGGGCGTATTGCGAGCCCTGATTATACAGGGTCTTGGCCTGGCCCATCAGGTCCGTGAGATAGCCCTGTGCCGGCGCCCAAGGCGCAGATGATTGGCTTGAGGTCGATGTATTATCGCCGCCCATGTCATAACACCAGCGGTCGCAAATCTTCAGCCGCCAACGCTCTGGCGTTTCCGGAACATCAATATCGCGGATCATTAGATGTCTTTACTCATTACGTAAGATGCCAGCTTGTAATCCGGCAAATATTTGGCCCAACCCTTGCGCGCGAAGAATCGTATGCGGTTGCAGCCTTCGGTTTTCGCCCATGCTTCTAACTCTGAGCGAAGTTCAAGTATGTCTTTGAGGTTCCCGCTCTCCCCACCGAGCATGGCAATGGTAGCCTGCACCAATCCAGTTTTGTATTTCTGAAGCAGCGTGACGGCGGCAGTATTTATCTTTTTGTTATCGTCAATAACCACCCAGAGCTGATGACGCTTTGCCATCAGGTCATCGTAGGTTTCCTCAAGCGTTGCCATATCGTGCGAATGGTCTATTGCCTTCTGTAAGAAGGGCGCAATCATCGGCCACATGGTTTCCAGCGGAGACTCGCCGTTGATGACCTTATCGGGCGGTATCTGGACTAGATGCACTTAAAGACCATTCGGCGAGTAGATGAGATTATCCATGAAATCATTATTGCCCCAACTTCCAGGAGAACTGTCGCCGTTCCAGAATTTTTGCCACAGCGCCCCCATCTGGCCGAAGTCCTGGGTACCGGGTGAATCGCCCGGAAGATTTAAATTCCACTGGTTGCCAATATCGACACCGGAGCCGGAGGAGTGGTCACTAAAGCCGCCGCTGTTGATTAATTCTTGAATCCGCTGAGTGACATCCTGCGGCTGTGGATTTGGGATTGGCATATAGTCACCGCCAAATAAATGTCGATCAACCCAATTAGCAAGGTCAGCTGTCGTATTCTGAATGAACCCGGGCTTCATTGCGAAGTCAGCAGCAGCGTTGTTCGTAGATTGCCCTGGATCAAGCACGTTGAACCCTTGCAATATGCCAGCCCCGATAGGCACTAATGGCGAGAACAGCCCCCCTGCATTGATGCCGGCCTGCAATATATTGTCCCCGGTGATATTCGGTGAATTGCCGATAGAGCTTATGCGGTCAGAAATGCCCTGCCCAAAATCCCCAAGTCCACCGCTGCTGGAACTTCCATACGAAAGGGGGCTGATCTGCGGTGAATAGGATTGGTAGTTCGCAAAGTCGAACGGGCTGCCACCAAAGTCTTGCAAGCTGGTATCACCAAGACCGCCACCCCCTGACCCAAGAGACATATCTGGTGCGCCGCCATACATTTGGGCGGACGATTGAGGAGCCGCTACACTTGGCGCGGGCTGCGATATTTGGGTTTGCGGCGGCCTAATCTGAGGCGCAAACGGAACGCCATAGCCTTGCGATGACCCGATATTGACGGGCATGAGCCCCGGAATGTCGAGAACGCCGCCGTTGAAAGTGCTCAACCCAGTAACACCGTGGAATATGTCCTATCTGTTTGCGCGTTGTTCGCGTGCCTGATTTTGTAAGAAGTCTTCAACACATAGTCAGCCGGATCAATGTAGATGGTTCCGTTCCCCATCTCAGCCGAAGCATTAGCGGTTTGCGGAGAGAGAAAAACTTTGGTGTTCGTTCCTACTCGATGATCCAGGACTGTCGTTGAGGCAACACTGGCTGATAGCGTAACACTATCCGTTGAATTAAGATTTCCCTTCAGGGCCGCGTTTACCGCCGTCGCCACTTCCTCTGGCGTACCACCATTAGGCGGAAGAACCTTTGTCATAGCTCGCCGGCGTCCTGTGCCGAGACATCAACGCCCGTTGCAAATGACCATGTGGTAGCGGCTGGGATAGAGACTTGGACGCGATGCAGCGAACCCTCGCTCAAGACGCCAAACCCCCCGTTCGTCTCCATGGTGGCGCTAGAGGTATCTGTAACGCTATTTGCAAACCGCTCCCGGCTACGAATGACCACAGTTGCGGCGCTCGTATCGCAAGCCAGCCCAATTCCATCAATTATAGATCGCCTGCCCTGCATGCCCTCAAAATCCCCCGTCTCAAGCAGTGCAGCAAGATTAGAACCGGCCAGGCTGGCGAGTTGGTGCCCGGTACTAAACACTCCCATATAGGGCGAGCCACCAGTCCATTGCCTGCTGTCAAAGGAGACGGGGACGGTTTCCAGATTGGTATAAATGGCGCCGAGTTGTTCCAGCGTCACGCCATCCGTTTTGGCCGGATAAACCAATTCATGATCTAGTTTGGCGTAAGAGAACTGCTTGGCGAAGCGGTTATAAATCAGCATCGTGTCGGGATGCGTTGTGTCTGTCGCATCCGTCGAAACGAAGGACCAGACAACATATTTGGATGATGGGTCAGCGCTCGCAGTAATTATGCTTGAAGTGCCCGATTGCAGATGGGCGGCAAACCAGCCGTTTACTTTGTCATCCCCAATGGGCTCAAAAGCGCCATTGTTGAAATGCTGAAAACCGTTCTGTGAGTAGTAATAGTGATCATCCCCGACCTTAGCTAAGGCGCCTGGCGCGAAAAGGCCGGGGCATTGGTCGATGGTGTCGATCTGAAATATCGTTTCATCGCCACGATAAATCATATGCGAGACGGCAAATTCCTGGAATACCCAACCGGATTTCCCCCCGGTTATCCGCTGAATCCAGCCACCGCTAGGAAGGGTCTGGGAATCGCATTGATTTGTTCCCTTGGTCCATTGGGCGGAATTGTTAAACCCTGACCAATAAATCTCTGCCGTGTCGTTCGAGGTGTTAGCAAGTACAACGAAATCGCCAACGACGGCGGCGTGCCGTGCACTTGGCGGTGAGCCTCCGAGGTCCGCATATACCGATGAAGACCCCATGAGATAGTTCTGGGGAACATTGCCGATCTGGGTTGCGATGACGTTCTGGCCGAACTGGACAAATTCCCAGAGGTCAGTTGTCGAGACGGTATACCCTCCGACTTTGGACACATCGCTGTAAACGCCCGCCGATAATTTATATAGCTTCGTGCCGTCCCCGGCGAAGCTGTTTGTCGTACCCGTTGAATCCTGGGCCGCAAAAGCGCCCTGACACTTCGCAGATAATCCAGTTGTCGAAATGGCCGACAAAGCCTGAACCGGGGCATAGCCGCCCTGCCCGGTCGGATATACATTCTTGATGTCCTGCTGGCCTTGATTGGTCAGGCCCTGGAGGTCGGGCTGCCAATCACTGAACCTGACCCTCACGGCGTGCAGGTATCCGGTCTGGCAGTCCAGGGCGTAACGTGGCGGTCTGCCTTATCGGCACTGTTCAGAGCGTTAACGATGCCTGCGAAGCGGCTGGCGTTGATCTGCGCCGCCGCCATGTTTCTGGTATGGCTGAAGGCTTCCAGCAGCGTCCCGTAAAGATAGACATTCGGGGCAGTTGTCAGAAGCCAGTTGGTATCCGCATCGGCTGAAAGCGCGGTGAACTTCTTATAGTAGTCGATATTGCCGGTGTAGCTAGTGTCGGGCGTAGGCGTAAAATAGAACGCCTCGCCCTCAACCGTATAGATAACCGGCTGTCCGGTGGTTCCGGTGCGAGCGTCAGTCCAGAACTGATCCGGGGTGACGTACTTTAGTTGCCCGTTAGGCGTCTTGGCGAGATAGAGGCGGCGCTGTTGCAGATACCCAGTCGGTAGCTGGATGGCCTGGGCATTGATTGTTGCATATGCCCGCGTTTCCATTGCGCGGATACGAAGCGGCTCAGAGGGAAATTGCGGGTCTTCAGAACCGTAGGCAATGCGCGTTTCCGCGAGCTGGACATAATACGGGATCTGGGTGGTCAGGTTCGAACGATTGAGGAATGTTGCGACCTGAGACTTAAGGTCGGCAAAAGTGCTGATGGTCACTTAGCTGGTTGTCCATGTCGTTGAGGGAGCCACAACTTCAGTCCAGACATTCGTTGGCCCGCTTACATTCGTCCAAGTTGTTGATGGCGCTGATACGGCAGTCCATGGGTTTGGCGCTTCCGCCCCAATATCAAGCCCGCGCGTAATTAGATGGGCTATATCACCCCAGGAGCCGACACCGGAGCGAACAACAAGCGAGGAAATCGCCAATTAAGTTGTCCTGGTAATCGAAGTTGGGGCCGTGCTGCTGTTAAGGGTGAAGGTGGCCGCACTTGTCGAACCGTCAAGTTTCTTGACTGTAAGCGTAGTTGTAGCGACGGAGCTTTCAGAGAGAATTTGCTGAATAAGCATCAGCGCCTGCGCCAGCGTCGGAGCCGTCCCGTCAGCCGCATAGCTTTCCGTCATCTGAGTAGTCAGAACAGCGGTGGCATTGGATGCAGCGCTAGGCGGTGCGGTATAGCTAGCGGTGGCAAGGCGGCTAGATACGGTTGCATCCAGATTGGAGGCCGTCAGACCAGTTACGGAGCCAACCGATCCGGTGAGATTGCCGGTCCATGTCCCCGTGTTGCTGAATGTCTGCGTGGCGGCCAGGCCAACGGAGGTAAGGCTCGCGCCTGCTGCCCCAATGCGGGCATATGAATCCCCGGTCTGAACCGTATTGCCAGTGTAAGTCGTAATCGTATTGCAGAGATTGACGGTGGTGCCGCTTAGATTGACGGCGGTTGACTGAGCGGTGACATGGCCCCAGTCCAGGCCAACATAGCCTGCCGTACCGGCAGATATTGTGCCGGCGAAATGCGTTGCATTAACTTCTGGCCGGCCAGACGCGAATGTACCAGCGGAGCCACCAAATTGAGTGACGTTGGCCTTCACTACGCCCGATGTGAAATCAAGCTGGCCCGTGCCCGTGCCGGCTGACAGTAGAACCGAAGCCCCGACATCGCGGGCTGTTTGCGCCGTACCTGATCCGGTCGGCCCCATCTTGACCATATTGGCGTCAGCGAGCCCGGAAGCATCCACCACAAGCGTTCTGCCTGAGGTGGCGGGAGCGAGAATCCCGGTTGTCGGATAGGTGAATATGGTGGCGGGCGCCCCCAGAACCTTGATATTTGCGGTAGAGCTTTTAGCGCTGACTAATAGGCAGTCGCCGTTGGTTTCTCCTTGGGTTGCGTCAAAGAGGTAGTATCCGGGCGCATTGGTCGCGTCCATTTCCGTTGCGGATGTGTCACCAAGCACAGTGACGGTGCCGAAGTCTTTGGAGACATAGGCAGTGATATTCGCGGCATCGCCCGTCTTCGGAACATTGGTCGTCGCGTCAAACGCAAAGACGATGAACTTCTGCGAGGCTACATTCTTGAACAATTAAGCAGCCCTTGCAATGTGTTGGTTATAGTAATAGCGCGAGAGAACAGTCCCGCCGCCGCCCGCAACAAACTCATGCCAGCCCATATCGACGGTAGTATTCTGTGGGCGGGAAGTGCCGAAGCCGTCCGCGGCAGGCGCCCCAGTATTCGTGCCGACATTCAAAAGTGCGCTGCCGGTGACCAGCCTGTAATTATAATTGGTGTCTACGACCGTATCGAATGTCGCGGTGGTGAACGCAACGCTGGTGACATTGCTTGAGCCAGCGCACGACGCCTGATCAGTGGCGTTGAAGGTACAGCTACCAGTGGCTGACCCGCTAATCGGTGTGGTGAACCCGAATATCGCGTTATTCTTGATGGTCTGATTATTGTAGTTAGTCGATATACCATTGCCGCCAGCCGTGAAATCTGTCGGGCGAACGACGGTGCAGTTGATGATCTTGCCGCCGAATGAATCGCTCTGTCCATTTATGCCAGGACCGGAGGTTGATGTGCTGCGAACGACAACAAGGATATTGGTAGCGTCATTGCAATTAGAAATTGCACATGCGCCGCCTCCATCCTGAGGGCCGGGCGTCTCAACGATGATTCTATCTACAGTACAATGGGCGCCAGAGCCGCCGCCTTTAATGTTGAAAATCGCGCGGGCTTTGTTGCTTGTTGCTTTGAACTGAATGCCGCTGACATTCACATAATCATTATTGACCGAAAGACAGACACCATTGCCATAAGTGCCCGTGGTTTTCCAAGCCACTCCCTTGCTTGAATCATACCTGCCGACAGGGCTTGCGGCATCACTATATGCTTGCCCGGTTGCCGCCCTTACCGTGATGAAATTGGCGGCGCTCGTGGTGAAGCCGGCAAGCGGCGTATCGGTAGAAGTTGAAAATTCGCTATCCGGATACATATCCAGAAAATAGCCGCCAGTCGGCGTGGAAGGCGCGGCGGCAAGAGCAAGTGCGACGCTTGGGTATGTGTGAGATGAGCCGACCGTGAAGGTTGTGCTCATGTCAGAACGCTATCGGTGTGCGAGTGGAGACGCAGGAGTTGATCTGCGCCGCCGTCACATTCAGCGTGATAGACGGGCTGGCCCGTAGATCATCCAGCAAATAATCATAGAAGGCTGGGAAGAGGGCCTGGACCTTAGTTTTGTCGATATATTTGGCCCGATATTGCAGGTATGGACTTGGATTGAGCGGGTCTACGTCCTGCTCCGGCACCATCAGCGTCATTGCCTGCGCGAGCGTCACGCTGGCGTGGGTGAATTTCACCAGCCGAAACATCGAATGGTTTGTCCCGTCAGGTGCGATCACCTGGCCAAGAACGGCCGGCCGCCAGTCATACCCTGTAGGCTGTGCGTCTATAATGTCCCCGGTCTTTGCCCGCTTGCAATCAAGACCAACTTGGCCTGTCGTACCAAGATCACGAGCGCAAATTACAGCCTCGCACCCCATCAGGCATAACCCGGCATATGCCCATGGAAGACCGGCGATTTATTGCCTTCGGTATCGCGGTGGAATTTGTAGCACTCGTGATAGCCGGTCGCGCTCAACAGCGTGAACTCGTGCCTCCATCCTTCCGGTATCCAGCGGCTGCTATCAGGACCGTTGGCGCGCACATGATGATTGCGCTCCTCATGCCAACCTATGGTTTCCTTTTCCAGGCCCATGGATAGCAGCATCTCATCGGAATTTATCTCTTCGGGATGCAGCGATTCGTATGCCGCCTTAAGCTTTTGGTCTTCCGCCATCTTCGCCGCGTTGCGGACCATCGCGTTCAAATCTTTGATGGGCGACCAAGCTTTTTCCCACCAACCAACGCGGCCATCCGGGCCTGGCGTATCACTGGCCCAAAGTGCCCGCATATGGCCCCACGTATGCTCATGGCACGGGACAATGACTAAAGGCTGCCCGGGCTCATTGCGGTGGAGCGCGCAGAAATCGGGGTAGCTACGGTAAAACTCGCCAATCGGCCCCTCGGCCATTTAAGCCCGTTCCCAATAAATCGAGACAGTTCCAGTGCCGCCGAAAGTGCAGAAGCCGCCGTTACTGATAGTGCATCTCATTGGGTAAAATGCAGGAGCCGTGATGGCGGCAGTGGTCGGTAGCAATACGCTCCCGGTCGCGGTCGGGGCATCCCAGAACTTCAGCGTCAGAGACGACGACGTAGTAACAAAGACCCCAACAATGCGGGCCGCACCATCTGGCGTGATCGCTCCGGACGCAGAGAGATTTGTAACTTGGGTAGCTGGGAATGACATTTACGTTCCTTGCGTGGCAGACCAAAAGCCGTAGGGCACACCAAATTGGTGTGTTAAGAGACAGCTCTGAGGTGGGATGTAGACCTTCACGCCTTTGCCGCGCGCCAGTCCGATGAGATATTCTAAATTGGGGCGCTGGTAGGCCCACTCAGATTCGCAGTGCAAATCCACGCCCCAGATTCCAACGCGGTCAACCTTCTCATGCACCGCTAGGGCGAGCATGTAGGCGATTGAGGATTCCAGATAAGGCGTTTGCTTAGATGTGGCCTTACCGACCAGCTTTGTTATGTCTTCGATTGGATAGCGGACGGACATTGGAATGTCGCCCTGCTTATCCAGCATGTAAATCGGCACCTTCGACATGCGAAGGCCGGAGACATGCCAATCCCCGTCTTCCTTGTTCCCCATGTACATGCGGAAGTTCTGATGCGTTTCGAACATCCGGTGTGTGACCGGGATGGGATCCCATGCCAGTGACCAAAGCTCCCAGCTTGGGTCATCCCAGGGCGCATCGGAACGCGTGCTATAGCAGCGACCGATAATCGCTACTTTTCTCAGTTGTAGAGCCTTATGATGAGGCTCTCGGGCACATCGCTCGCCGCCAACTCCTTCACTATGTCCATTTCATTGGCATAAGAGGAGACCAGAAGCATGGTCTGATCCATGAATGGACCCATCACGCCGCGAATGTATGTGCCTGGTTCCAGCACATCTAACCCAGCGATTTGCTTGCCCCACTTCTGAGGGTCTCTGTCCACGATATACTTAACGCGGCGACTAAGGGTCGGGAGGCGGTCCAGCAACTGCGAGGTGTGTATGCCTGCCCCCCAAATAACTAGATCCTCATCAAGATCGGGCGGCAGTTCGTTTATCTTCTGCGCCGCTTTAGCCCAGAATGCATTATCGCGGTCCATATATGTCTTGATGAACTCGCGTGAGGCCGTTGCATCCCCATCCCGCGCGTTCAGTATTTTCGATGCTTTGCGGCCTATCGCTGTAATAACCGGGTAAATAAAATCCCGATATGAGATGCGCGCTTCGAGCAGCTCAAACCCGCTCAATTCCAATAAGCGCTTGACTGCGTGCGGGGTGTAATAGTGCAGATGTTCAAAGGCGAGCCAGCCGGGCGGTAGAGACTCAGGCGAGGTCGCGCACGGAACCTCAAGCAAAACATGCCCGTCCGGCGCTAGGGCAGTTTTGGCCCTCTTAAGCGCCCATACGGGGTCTGGGAGGTGTTCTAGCACCCCTGAGAACAGAACTAGATTCAAGCCCATCTGCCGGGGCAGAAAATCTCTCTCAAGCCCGCAATCGATAGCAAGCCCGTAAAACTCTTTCGCCTTATCGCAGGCTGCTTGTGACGGCTCGCACCCGCCAACCTCGCAACCAGCTTCCCGAATCCAGGAAAGGTGATCGCCGGTAGCGCACCCCACCTCGTAGACCTTCATGCCGGGCTTTAATCGGCCCAAATCCATAAGGCGGCGCGTCATGGCGCTAGGCTCTATTGCCTGCTTTCGGCCCGCATAATTCGAGAACTGGCTGTAATACTTTTCCAGCGTGTCAGCATGGGGCGGCGTGGTCTGGTAGATGTGGCCGCATACACAACAGAAGCCGTACCCGACCGGAACCCTGCCCAGTCCGATAACTGGCAGATTCTCCAATACCATTTCAACGCCGGTAAGGCCGTCACATAGAGGGCAGGGAAGAAGCTGCTTATAAGTCGTACGCGAGTAGCCGCTAAGGTCATGCGGCTCAACACCCCCCAGCTCGTTCATCTAATGAGCCACTTCAGGGCCAGTGGTCGGCATCTGGCGGTAAAGCTCTTGCTTGGCAGCTTGAGCAATATCGGAGTGGGAACAGAGATATTCCCAGTCCCCAAGATGGGCGCATTGCTTGGACAAATCGTGGTCAATCACGATGTCATAACCGGCGTCCCGCGCCTTACGGCAGAAGAACACATCCTCAGTCTCGGTCTTCACGCCCTCAGCGCCAACCTGGGAGAATTGGAATAGCGGGGTATCAAGATCCTGAAGAACCGAAGTTTCTATAAGCATCAGGCCGAAGCCGCAGGATGAAACTGCTTGCAAGCCCGTATGCTGTTCTTGGCTGTAGCAGGGGCCTACGTAATCATCGGTATCAATGAACGCCGTTGGCCGGGCTTCCGGTTCTTTCTTGGCGTAATTGATCGCCACGATGGGAAGATGGTGGTTTACCATCCTTACAATCGCGTCCGGTGGCGCTTTGATGTCGCTATCCCAGAACAGTAAGTGCGTGGCGCCGAACTGAAATGCACGCGATACAAGAATGTGCCGATTTTCGACCAGATTAGAAGAATACGCCATCTGAATGTCGATGCGCTTGGGAACATCACTCTTAACCTGAGCAAAGAATGCCATTGCCTGGGCTACGCTATGGGCATAGCCACGCTTGACGCTATCGCCATAAACAGGAGTGCAAACCAAGATTCTCAGTTCTGGCGGCTTTTCAGCCTCCGGTGTTTCTGTCATCCCTCGTCCCTCAGTTAGATTAAATCTGGCCCGGTGTTCCAATGCGGCCGCCCCAGACACGGAAGCCCTTCAGGTCCGGGTCATTGAGCATCTTGCGCCAACGGGCTTTGTCATGGAGCCAACCCTCTTGAGCGGCCTGGTGATAGAAAATCATCGGAAACTTGGCGACCAATCGCCATTCCTTTCCGACAGGCGCGTCACGCGCCACCTTCACATCATCAAGGATTGACTGGAAATCATCCTGAACGGTCTCGATGATGAGATCATTCGGCCTCATCGGATCAATGTGGACGTATTCCGTTAGGCCGTTATAGCGGTCCAAAATTCGCTTGGTCATGAACTCTCATGGCTAAAAGAATGGCCGCCCAGAGCCCACCAAGGACGCCAAGCGGCCATAAACGAGGATGGTATGCACCGGCCATCGCGAGACAGCCGGTGCAAATCCACCAAAGCAAGGCTTACGAGGAAGTATTAATATCAGCGATGACGCCGATACCGCCGTAGTTCTTCACGCGGAGGGTATATTCACCCAGGATCATGCCTCGGATCGAGTCACCGGTCTTCGCCAGGTTCTCGCTGAACACAGGGCGCAGCCAATCAACCGAACACATATCCGGGTCGAGGACCACGCATTCACGTTCACGGCCGAACAGATTGACCACAACCTTGAGGTCGCCAAAGTCCGACATATAGGTGTCGGCAGTGCCCAAGATCGACTTCTGGCTGTTGACCACTTCACGCGAACCAGAACGGCCAGCGAAGGAGGAAATGGTGCCCTTGTTATGCGGGCCAACCATCAGGTAGTCAGGCTGTGCACCAGAGATGGCGCACTGTTCCAGCACTTTCTTCAGCAACAGTTCGGTCAATGCACGGGTATTACCTGCATCGGTCGGGGCGCCGGTCGCGGAAGTCGGGGCGGTGGAGTTTTTGCCCTTCGTGCCGGAGGTGGACGCCGTGTAGCGGTTGGTATTGGTGTTATTGAACGCCGCCAGGCCACGCAGCTTACGAACGGTACCGGTCGCACCGGCCACGCCACGCTGATTGGAGCAAAGCGAGGACTCAATATCTCGCTTCAGTTCCGCAAGGCGCTTGGCCTTCTGGAGGGCGGATTCAGAGGTGCGGCCCGCCTTGTTGACCACTTCCTGCGTGCCAGTCACAACCCAGTCTTTGTAGGCGATCTGGCAATAGTTGTTCAGGCGAACGGTCGGGGTGGAGGCCGAACCAACAATCACATCGCCTTCGAGCTGGGCGTTGGTGGTGACGGCGGTAGCCAGGGCGTCAGTCTGCCATTCATGGTTCTTGCCGGAGGCCTTACCCTTGCCGGCAAGCATCTGGAACGGGGTCTTGGTGGGAGAAATGCGAGTGATGTCGTTGGACAAGTCTTCGCGATTACCGATGGCCTGATAGGTGCCAAAGGCATTAGTTTGAACGGTCATAGTTGATTAGGTCCTTGAGTGGGGTTAGCCGCCACGTGCGGCGAAAACGGCTGCGAGATCCTCGGGCCGTCCGGTTTTTGCGAACCGATCCTCCAACTCCTGAATTTTAGTGTTCACTGGTTCTGAGCGTGTTGCGCCAGGCTTTTGAACGGGCGGGGCCTTAGCCGCCTTCTCCGAAGCATCTTTGAGAGCCTTGGCCTGCGTTGCCTCTTTGTCCCTATAGGTCTTCAATTCCTTCGCCATCTTCATTTCCCGGTGCAGACTGATAACTTCGTCCGCATTTCGGGCTTGGCGAGAGTCAGGAATGCCTTGAGACTTGGCATAAGCTCTCAATTCGGCCTTGAGTGCCTCGCCCTTCTCGGGATCGGCCAAATCAGGGATTTCCTTGAGAAGCCTTTTTTGCTCGCCAGCCAGGAAAGCCTTCTTTGCTTCCTCCTGGACGGAATTGCGGGCAAAAACAGCCTGTTGGTATTTCCTCTGCGCGATTACAAACTCGTTGTAGCGTGCCGGGTAATTTGACATGAGGGCAAGGACATCTGCCTCGCTCTTAATGTCTGCAAACTTGGCGTTGGCCTCTGCTTCGAGCTGCTGAACAAGTGTACTGGCGCGCTCAAATATCTGGTTTCGAGCGCCATCATCTTCAGGTGTCGGGTGAGCCTCAACGGCCGGCTTCTTCGCCTCTACGGCAAGCGGCGCCTTCTCGGTCTCAACGGGATCGGGAGTAACTGTAGTTTCGCTGTCGTCCGCCTCTGCGGTCTCAACAACGGGTTCCTCAACGCTTGTGGACTCCTCGGCCACAGCTTGAGGCTGAATTTCTTGCGGCTGCGGTTTCGCATCGCGTGGTTTGTCTAGGGCTTCTAGGCGGCCTGCGTCGGGGTCGTGCCCGGCACTTTCCCGCTCTGAAATTGATGCGGCGAGGGCCTCAATAGAGCCATCCTCAAATTCAGACATTTCCGTACCCTCGTTTCCAGTCATTCATCGGCGGGCGCACAACCTTGCCCTCAAGCTCCTCGAGGCGTTTCTCCTCAAGCTTGCCGGTTGTGGCGATAGTCTGGATGTCCTGGATGATTTGATCCCTCACCGTGACGTAACGGTGCAAATCCTCACGGGCTTCGACTGTCTGGGCAGCACGCCATTTGGCATGATAGAGGCCGTCAAGCGCCGTCATCACCTCTCGGAACAGTTGGTTCTCTAGGAGGTTCTTTGCGGCTAGGCCGCGTTGGACTTTATCGGTCAAGCAGCTTCCTGACTGGACTCGCGCGCCTCTGCCTCAGCCCCATCGCTGGCACTCGCGGTAATTCTTGCCGCTTCAATCTGTGCGGCTGCCCTGATATGGGCGACGGCCAATTCCAGAGCCGTATCCACCTTGGCCTTGAAGGCCTCAAGCTGCATTTGCTGCTGGTTCTCAATCGTATGGCGCTGCAATTCAGCCTGATTAAGCGAAGTATCTGTTGCGGCTTTGGCCTGGGCCGTAATCTGCGTTGTATCGACCTTGGCCTTGGCCTTAATCTGCTCAAGCTGGATAAGTGTCTGCGGGTCGGTGCCGCTCTTTTGCGGAGGCGGCAGATGAATAGGTTGCTTGGCAGCATCGCCCTGCGGGAAGGTGGCAAAGCGCTCGACGCCCTTTAGGCCCAATCCATTAAGGCCCAACTCCGTCGCGTTCTTGATGTTCTCTGGCGAGATATAGCCAAGGGCCAGGAGAGACTTTTGCAGCGCCCCAACCATCTGCGCGGCCATGACCTGATGTTCACGATCCCCCATGCCAAGGCCGACTGAGACCTTAAGCTCCATGTCATCATCCCAGCCGGTCGGGTCCATATCAGACCAGCCGCCCGGCAGCTTCACGCTACGCGGTTGCTTCTGGTACATGCAGACCAGCTTGAGAATGAGCCGAAATGCTGATTTCAGACCCGTCTCAGCCATCACGCGGGCCATAAGCTCTTGCTTGCCCATGGCGGCAGACATCAGCATCTGGGACTGAGCCTTGGTCTCGTTGCTCAGTGTGTCAGAGGATAGGCCCTGAGTACGTTCCGATACCCCAGTATTGGCCTCGTCGATGCGGTCCAGGTAATCCAGGAGCCCAATGCATTCCGACATGACATTGGGGACGGGAATGGGATTGATTGCCAAGCCATTGCCAGGCGTAACGCGTATCTTGCGGCCCGGTGCAGAGCTTAGAAGCTCGTCCGGGTCCACAATGCGGGTATGATCGACTTCCTCACGCTGATTAATCGAGAGGTATGCATTGTCCAGCATTTGGCGCAGGACGGTGGTCTTGATGAGCTGCGTATCTTTGCTCGTATCGGTCGGGCAAAGGCCCCAGAACCGGTGCGGCATGATGATGGGCGTAATCGTGGCGAAGGGGCGCGGGCCTTCCCACGCCTCATTGGAGAGAACTGTATAGCCAGGACCGGCAACGGTGACCTTACGCATCTCAGCGATGCCGTCCCCATCAACATCAATTTTGATATAGGCCTCAACAACGCGGACAATCCGCATGGCTGGATCCAGCCCACCACCATCAGAACTATGCGAGGAACTATCCTCTACCGTATCGCGGGTGATGGCCTCGCCATCCGAGGAATTGTCATCATCCTGGCCGGCAAGATCGGCTACCTTATCCTCAGGAAAGCCAGCTTGGCGTAGATCAGAGATGGTGCGGTATCTGCCATGCCCAACTAGGCGCGCATCCTCGATATTGCGCCCGTCCTTGGAGATGAGAAACTCCTCAGGAGGCACATTCAGGATGCAAACGCGCCCACCGGGCAGCTTATGGGTAAGCACTACATCATGCGTACCGTCATCATTCTCGGTATGCTCCGAGACTTCGACATCATCAGGTGTGACAGCCTGAGCAAAGCTAGGTGCGTCTAAGCCGGAATACCGCTTGCGCTTGGTCTTGGGCTTGTCATCCCAATAAATCTTGATGATGCCGACCTTGGAGATCAGCGCATCCTTAACCCACTCGTAAAGGATGCGGAATCCGTGATTATCCGAGTTCCAGATATAGTTAGCATACTCTGTGGCCTGCTTGGCCTGCTCTACATTGTCCTGGTTTGTAGGCTCGAAGGAAACAACATCCTCGCCTGAGGTGAAGATACGCATGTAGGATGGCATCTGCCATTCTACAGTCTGCTGTACGTCTCTGCTGACAACCCTGGAACGACCATCAACCTCATTCCCGTAAGGGCGGCCCATGTAGGCATCGAAGTTGGATGCACGCTCGCCAGAGACCAATGACCCATCATAACTATCGGCAGAGATTATCTCGGCTTGAACAATGGCTTTGACTTCGGACTCGGAGATAGTCTTACGCTTGGCCAATTATATGACCCATGCGGATGATTGCGTGGGCCAACGCTTCGGAGCCTCAATTTCCATAAATCCTGCCGGGATCTCGTAACCAGCAGGCGCCTTGCCACCTATGCGATTAGTAGCGCTCAAATGCTTCTCGAAATAGACCGTCCGAGCTTCATCATTGAAAATTGCATAAACATCTTGGCTTACTAAGATTGGGCGCTCGCTCATCAAACTACCCATTTGGCGCTTTGCTGCGGCCATGGTTTGTTATTGCCGGGAGGCTCGTAAGCAACGCACATCAGCCCAAAGGCGTCAGCGGCGTGGGAAGACCAATCATGTTCAGGCCCTAATCCCATATTGCGCGCTTCGTCCTTGCGTTCGTGATAATAGCCAAGCGCGTCGCGCCCAGCTTCTGTGGTGGCTTCGTTGAACCAGATTTGCGGGAATAGACGGCGGGCAGCCTCGATCCGCATCATCGCGGCGCCCTTGCCCTGGTTCTTTATAGGTGCTGGAACATTGAAACCGGCATCGGAGAGATGCTCATGATACCGCTTACCGAGGATGTTATTTTCGTTCACCCCGTCATGGGGGAGAATGCAGATGGCCTTATCCCATTTGCGGGCGCGTAGCTCGGCTGTGTAATAGCCTAGGACCTGCCCAATGCCCTCAATGTAATCCAGAACACGGATCTCGCGGCCCACGAACTGAACGATCCAGATCGCCATAGCATCGGCTGTAGCGCCAGAGCCACCTAGATCAAAAACCGCTCGCGTCGGGAGAAGCGGGTCAGCGCTAACCTTTGTGATGCGGCCTTCTGCCCGGCAGAGGGCAAGCTCTCGCGCAAAATATGCCCCCTCTAGAGCCTTGGCGTATCCACCTTCCCAGATGTGATCGTAGCGATCCGGGTATTTCTCAAGGTCCAATAGGCGCTCATCATCAAGCACCTTGGGGAACTTGGGATTGTCCCGCCAATTGGCCTCAACAACTATCGCGTCCTTGGGCTTGGATGCCCTTAGAAACTCATCAACGGCGTCAGACTTGCGCCTGGGATTCCAGCCGGCCCATATCTCGCTGTTCTCAGCACGTATCGTAGGACGCAGTAGCGTTAGGCTGCGAAGCGATAAGGTTTGAGCTTCCTCTACCCACGCCCTGCTGAAGCCCTCAAGGGATTTAATCGACTCTGCCGTATGATCGGCCATGCCCTGAAAGGCAATAATGCCGTCGCCAGGAGTCTCGATCCTGTCATTCCAGACCTTGAACTGTTTGCCCACCCCCATGTCCTGGATCTTCTTCTCGATCAGGCGCTTGGAGGAGTGTTTTAGGGTCTGTTGAACTTCACGAATACAAACTGAGAGCAGCCCTTTGTGATAAAGGCTATCCTCGACTAGCTGTTCGGCAAAGAAATGGGACTTACCAGATCCGCGTCCGCCATGGGCGCCCTTGTAGCGGGCTGGCTCAAGGAGCGGGGCGAATACTCTGGCAACCTCACGAACCAGGACGGACAATTTTACGCACTATTTCGGTGACCGTCTCAATTGGTCTGCCGTCGGGGCCGGAATGCTCATTAGTAAACTTATCGCCGTACTTTTTCGGAGCGACCTTGGAGGCATACCACTTACGCGCATCAACCCTTAGACGGGAGCGCTGGACATGCTCTCCGTTGAGAACCCACCCTGTATTTACTCCCGCGCCCTTCTCAGCCTCGCTGCGACGCTCCATCCAGTCATTGGATGCATTGTCGGAGATTTCCAGAATCTCGTCTGCAATGGTGTCAGCTTGGATGCTGCGGGCCAGGGAATACTGCTCCCTAAATTCCTCATTATCGTCAAGCCAACGATAAACCATTGACTGAGACGGCATATTTTCGCCGCGTAAAATCTCTCTTAGCCCCTCCCCGCCTGATATCCTGTCGCAGATGGTGCGGGCTAATTCGGCGTCAAAGCCTGTTGGCCTCCCAACGGGATTGGCGCTATCAGGCAAGACGCGCCCAATTGGGGAATAGGTCTGGACGCTTCATGGAAGCGTAACGCAATTTAGCTTTGGCCTCTGCGCTCACCCGGCCCTGTTTCAGCATTCGCCCCAACTCACGATTAAGAAAATATACCCTGTCCCGGATTGGCTCCGGTTGATTACCGCCCTTAGCGACATTCAAAAGATCTGCGCCACCATCTCGGGCATTTTTAATGGCTGCGCGTTCCGCCAATTCCCATTGCTCAGCTGGGATGGTTTCGAGCACTCGAAGGATTGGCAATTTTCCGTCCGCTAATAGGCTTGCGAGCCAAATGCGAACAGGTGTTCGGCCCCGCTTGCAGGCCCCTAAGTGGCTTTTAAGCCGGGCATTAGAGCAATTGGCCTTACCGATGTATCGAAGCGCGCCGGTATCAGGACAGTGAAGGCCGTAAATCTCAGTCACTTAGCACTTCCCGCCACGGCCCTTGGACTTCTTCTTCATGTTATGCTGCCTTTAGTTGTGTGAGAGCCGCTGCGCTTGGCTCAGCGATAAGCCCCATATAGCCATGTCCCCTGGTTCGGGTTTGGTCCGGGATGCTGAAACGCGTTCCCCTTAGCTTCTGGCGGATTCTGCAAATATGAACCGCTATTGTGCGGTAGCCGGGCTCATCAGTGGCGTCGAAGTACATGGCGTTGAGGATGTGTTCTATGGGAACATACTTGCCGGGTTTTGCAAATATCCTCTCAGCAATCCTGGTCTCTATGGGTGAGAGATGAATACCCTCAAATAGGTTCTCTCTTCCGTCCGGGATATAGGATCTCATCAGGCATTCAAGGCTATGTGCGGCTAACTCATCTCCAGCCTTGGATCTGTCAAGGAGGGACAGTGCCTCATTAAGCAGTGAAGTCATTTAACCCCCTCGGGTGTTTCACCAGCCACACGCGGAGCCCGCGTCTTTTGGGAAAGGCTTGCTATAAGCGCTCGCCGGGACGGTGTGACTGGGTATTAGAATTAGGATGAGCCGCTCAAGCGCCGCTTGGGCTTAGAGGCGGTGGATGGTGAACCCAGAACGCCTGCGCGGGGCGCCTCATAATTCCTTCACCATGATAGAAGGCGGGTTCATGTATCGGTCGCCTACAATTCTTGCGACCATAGCTAGATATGAATCATTCTTCTAAAGCTTGTGCAAGACGAATGTTGAGGCTCATCATCTTGATTGCGAGCTTTTTCACCTTTTCTGCCGAATGTTTCACTCTGGCCCGATAGACCTGATTGGCGGCGGCGTGGCATCGATAGCAATTTCGCTGCTTGGGGCGAGCTATTTCCCCACAGGCACAAATCGGGGGCTTCATGATTTGGCCCGGCGGAGTGAAAAATAACTTCTCTCCGGGTGGCGCTGAGACCCGTGCCGCCCCTTCCTCACCATATCTGCAATATTGGCATCCTGGTTTCCGGCCCAAAGGTGGTGAGGGTTAACGCAGGAGGGATTATCGCACTTATGGCAAATCACCATTTGGGGTGGGATTGGGCCGACGAACGTTTCGTATGAGAACCGATGCGCCAAAACTGCCCTGCCCCTAAACCTACATTGGCCGTAGCCACCACCTATTTTGCTCGGAACCCAATTCCAGCATTGCGTTTCCGGATCCATTTTAACTCGATTGAATATGTAAGCACCCGCAGCAAACTCCTCCATTAAGCCCGGCGCTCCATGCTGAAGACGCCAGGCTGTTTACGAACTTGCTCAAAGGCCTCGCATAATGAATCCAGGGCCTCTCTGAACCTCGCCCAGACCGTGTGTTTGTAGCCCGGGGATATCAGCGCCACGCCAACGGAAGGCGCGTGGCCCTCCCCGCAAACGCTCCTGATGACAATCCTATCTCGATGGCTCAATCTGCTTTCAAGCGAGAGGCGCAGATCCCATGCTCTCTCCCGAGTATCGCTACCCTGACCGGGGCGGCTCGAGCGGCTCACATTCATTGCCTGGGTACTATCCCTTCCTCCAGAAGATTCAGTTATGTCGAATATCTCCTGGTATCTCTTGGCGGCTGCAAATCTATCGAAGGCTGTCCACTTGGAACCTGGATCGTCTAACCTTCCCTGATCCCTTGCAGCCTCTAGCTGGCATTCTGATCTCCAGGCTTTAGGGGCTCCAGCAACAGGGCTTATGATGCGATCCTGTTTATGCTCTGAGCGTAAAATAGCTGGGCCATCTATTGGGGAGATGGTCGTACCTGCCTTTGGTTGGGTCATGGGGAGCCGCTCACCTTCGGTTCGCTTGAAGAAAAACGGGACTCGTATTGCTCCGCCGATCTCTGGAACCCGTGCTCCCGCAAAATCTGTCCAACTGGCTTCAGCTTGCCAACGCGCGGGCAGTCGAACTCAGCCGGATTGTATTTTGGAAGCCGATGGGGCGGCTCGGAATATTTTCCGCGTAAAGCCTCGATAATCTGGCCTGGGGTGGGAAAAAACTTATTGGCTGAATCGCGGCGGTAGTTCGCGCAAGCATCCTCAACCTGATAGGGCGTCAGCCCGTCCAGGTCTTCCAGCATGTCGTCAATCACGCCCCTAATTTGGGCTTCTGTTTGACCCGGCTGGTAAAAGTGCGAGCGCAGTTTCGTCAACGCCACCACCTTCCGCACCTTGTCCGCTGGCGAGGATTTCGGCGCAGTAGTCGCGGGCAACGTCGTATGCGCGTTCATGGGGAGATTGTCTCTGTTGTCCATTTCGCTCTGCCTTGGGTTCGTAAAGGTTTGTCCACGCGCTTGCCGTCGATGCGTCAAGGATCGCCGTTGGGTCATGGCCGGATGTGCGCCAACGCTCCAGCTTGCCGATGAGGATTTTCACGGCGTGGGGGGTAACCGGAGCCCGCTTCCTGCGCCGCATTTCGAGGAATGCTGACCAAGCTTCGCGATCAAGCCAATCCGGCAAAGAAACAACAGCGCCCTTGGGCGCGGCTTCTTCTTTGGTACTAGATACTAGGTCCTTGGTACTAGGTACTAGATCAGGCGCGAGGGTTCGCGAGGACTCGCGAGGATTATCGATAGGAGATGGCAAGCGAGACTTGGCGGGATGGTCAATCTTTTGATGCGAAAGCCATTTTTCAATTTGGAGATATGCGTTACCTTCGTGCGAATAGAGGACAATACACCCCTCACGCTCCAGTTCGAATAACCATTGGACAATGTGGGTCTTGGCATCGTCATCATAGGGGTAGAGAAGGCTCGCGAGCATTCGCGGGGCCGCGCGAGTCCTCCCCTCATCATCAACCACGGTAAAAAGCATGAGGAAAAGCAGCCGCCCGTCGCGGCTTATGCGCCCCATGCTCTCGCTCTGAGGAAATTCCGGCTTGATGGTGCGGATTCTAGCCAAGCGCAGCGGCTCCTACCTTAGTGGCCTGCGCTAGCTTGATCTTCCGACGCTTGCGGATAATCAGTTCCTTTTCCATCAACTCGGAACCGCGCGGCGTGATCTCCACGGTGACCCTCACCATGCCCCTAGCCGCCATGTTGCGGATGATCTCAGGCGTGGCGTGGGAACCGATCTCAAGCATGTTCAGCGGCCGGCCAAGTTCTGAAAGCTTGCGGAGAACGACGTAGCGGCTTTCCTCTATGGTGATCCTGGGCATTAGGCGGCCACCCGCTCTATCTCGATTTGCACGCCCTTAATTGGCGCCCATTCAGATTTGGCACTGCGGACATACTTGGATCTGTCATCAGCAAGGACGCCAGCCGTGACCAATAAATCCTCCAGTGGCTTGATGTAATTCGAGCAGTCAGCCGTAGGATGCGTGTCCTCCAGCTTTATGCGAATATCCACCCTGCCCGACATGCGGCCCTTGATCTGGGCAGACAGGATGCCACCAGCGCTCTTGATCCAGTCGCGGTACTTTTGGGTCTTGGCCCTGCCGTGACCGCCAGGCAAATTGAAATACATGGCGTTGACACTCGGCGGCATTACCGGGAGTTCGAACGTCAAGATTGAATCGGGTATTTCCCGCTTCTCTATGCGGACACGCTCTAATGTAAATTTCAATTTGCCCTGACAAACTCCGGACGCCCGCCCGGTAAGCATGGTGAAGAATTAAGGTTGACGATCCGGCCAATTATATTGGCCATCGTCTCGCGGTGTTCCTGCCCACCAGGCACCAGCAAGCCAAGATATCGACATCGTGAAAAGCCAGAGTAGAACTAAAGCTGTGATACCCATCAGCTTCCTCCTTGTTTCTCTGTGAAAATTGCAGTCTTGCCAATCTCATTTGCCGCATTGACGATGACTTGCTTGCAACGGTGAATGGCTTGGCCGCGATGTTGTGGGCCATGATCGCCTGCGCCATTCTGTAAATTCCAGAGGCGCGTTGCCGCGAGGTGTAAGCGTTCGCGCGGTGCGAGTGTCTGCTTCATGGCGTACCTCCGTTTTGTCGAAACTGGCTATGTTGGATGAGCCGCGCTTCGCGCTTGGAAAGAAACGGGCTATCGAGCAATTCTCGGTAAAGCTGGTTCATCATGTGTTGAGCCTGCGCCCGCGTGATGAAACGGAATTGCTCCCGTTCCGATCTCTTGGAGCCATTAGCAAGCCAACAACCGCGAATATGCAGGGTCATACGCTCGCCCTCTGCGCCGCCCGAATGAACTGAGCAAGTTGCGCCTGAAACTCCGGGTCATGATCTTCTTCCATGAGAAGGATCTTCTTCGCCCAGGCTTTGAACGTCGCGTTGTTATGGTAGGCGTTGAGAAAGGCGGTGAGCGACATGGGGTTGTCGCCGGCCAGCCAGTTCTCAGCAGCACGAGGAGAGCTGCCCGCGTCAACCGCAAACGCCTTAGCTTTGGAGCCATCGCCATCATATGTGGCGCGGCCTATGTCTTTGACCTTCTCCGCAACGTCCGTGGTCGTCCACAGAACGTTTCGCGAATTGCCCCGAATCTTCCGGGCATATGGACCGTGTGAAAAGCGCATTGATGTTCCCTCATATGGTTCCCGCGACGGAACTGAGGGATTAAATGGCCGATGCGAAACGCCCGCTGTTGCAGCAGCGGGTTTGGACCAAGATGAGGCGTTTGTTTCTAAGGACATCACCAACGCCCCATCCATTGTTGGAAAGAGCGCTGGCGAGAGCAGCGGCCCAAGCGAACGCAAAGCGTGCGCGGCTCAATCACGACGACCACTCCGCAAGTCGGCCCACCCCATGACGAACAGCACAGCAATAACAATCGCTATCGCCTTTATCGCGTCGGGACTAATCGTTGCGATGATGAGCGAGGAATGGAACATTAGGCGCACCTCGCCTGCATTCGATTCAATTGCGCTGAATATCCATGAACAGCAGCGCTAAATCCTTGATAGGAATTCGCATTAACGGGAACAAAGTTTCCGCTGTCTATTCTTTGTGCAAGGCGTACAGTTCCCGGTCCAGGGGCTGGAGCAAGTGTAATGGCGGAGCGTTTTACGCCCGCGTTTGTCGCGTGGATGAAAGTACAGTCACGGCGACGAACGCCAAAGAAATGCCGACGAACGGGCGTCGGCGGTATGATCGAGGAACTCCGGGGCATGACACCGGAAAACGGCTGCGGAGAATATTCAGAGGGCGCAAAGCAGGATCTAGCGCTTCTGGAAAAATTTTGCGCCGATTGCGGGCGCTGTCCACGGTTCTGATTCATTGCCTGGGTGCCTTCGAGCCTATTTTTTCCAATGTCGCTATGTCGGCATCACTAAGATGTGCCAATGGCCCAAGTTTTTTCCCAAAACGGCGGAAGATGCGAAGCGCAAGCGCGTGGCTTGGAGATGTGGCCCCGCTTAGAATTTCAGAGGCGTGCCCCTTCGAGACGCCTAATTCGGCGTGGAGGTCTTTGACGCGCAATGTGCTATCCATGCCCACAGGTTCGGATATTCCGAACCAAAGGTCAATAGCAAAGTTCGGATAGAGGTGAACGACGCTCAACCATGGCTATGGCACAGTTCGGATATGCCGAAGCGTCGCAAGAAGGCCCTCTGGAAACGCATAGCTGGCGATAAGCCAGGCTGGTATGTATCCGAATGGTTAATTTACAAGGATAAGAAGCAAAAAGACCTCGTTGCGGGGACAGATTTTGCCAAGGGCGAGATCAGCGAATGGGTCAATGGCAAGGAGCGATGGAATCAGGATGTCCTTTACGCCTTTGCTCATGTGCTTGGGTGCGAGCCAGCCGACCTCTTGCGCCCACCCCCATCTAGCCCTGTGGACGACGAGTTCTCGCGGATGGTGGTCAAGCTAGACCAGACAGCCAAGCGGCGGCTGTTGAGGCTCTGGGAGGCCGCTGACGGCATTCTGGAGAAGACGGGGTAACCGCGATGTGGATCTTACATAAGATCGTAAGGCGCCTTGATTGGCGGGCCCCACCGGGAATGGTCCGGCATACGAAATGGTCTTTTGACTGTCGTTGTGACATCGGATGGCATATACAGCGTAATGCCTGGGGCGAAATCGTCTTCGGCCCTATCCAATATACATGGATGTTTATGTGATTATTAAATCTTTGAAGATCAGCAAAGGAAAGGCCCTTGAACTGGCAATCCCGGGTAGCTGGGTGCTGGCGCTGAACACTGGTGAGCCGGGCGCCCATTGGACTCGCCGGGACTTTTACACCTTCCAGATTGAGGCCCTTCAAGGCTATCGGGAAGCCCTGGAGCGCAAGACGGCCGGCGCAGTTGGCCTAATCAGTCCAACGGGCATGGTGGTCAAGACTGAGACGATACGGCCTCAGTTTTTTGCAGCCGTCGTGCGTTTTCTCACACCATAGCGGGCGACCAAGCCCCAGCGGCGTCTGAGCGGCTCATAAGCCGTTGAAATGACTCATGTCCGATATAAAGTTCGGCATATCCGAATTTCCCGTTGACATTCAGTTCGGATTATCCGAACCTCCCCCTCATAGCAATACAGTGAGGGACGGGATGAAACCGCAAACCGAGATTACCCGCGAAATAGCTGAGAAGTGTTTGACCACCGTTGATGCTGGCCTTGTTAAGGGCTTGGGAAAGCCAGAGCCGGGCCAGATGTGCGTCGAGGCTGCCGTTTGCTACGCCATGGGCCTTCCACACAGCGATGAGCCATCGTGCGTTTCTCGCGCAATCCGAAACATGAAGATCAATCTCAACGACCAGCCTTGGTCTAGCCCCCAGGCTCGAGCCAGGGGTATGCGCCGCCTTGCCCTGATCCAACTCGGAAGCGTTGGCGCGGTTGACGATAAGGAATTTGCGCGGCGCGTTGCTGAACTGGCAATCCGCAAATCAGTGCCGGAAGCCTTGCGCTCTGCGGCCTCAATTCAAAAAGACCCGCATCACGCTTCTGCGCTTCGAGATGCCGCCGATCTTTGCGAGCGTGAGGCGACTGAAGAAAATGCTAGGAAAGCGCAAAGCGCCGCCTACGCCGCCGCCTACGCCGCCTACGCCGCCTACGCCGCCAACGACGCCAACGCCGCCGCCAACGCCGCCTACGCCGCCAACGCCGCCAACGCCG